GTCATAATTAGTGGCATAACGCATACGATCTTTTAAAATCACATGTTGTGGGTTAAGAACGTTAGGTTTGGACCAACCAAAAATAGCAGCTGCGTTAGCTAAAATTTCGGTCATAAATGCTACTGGTTGCGTGAAGGAAGTTAGCAATGGGATTTTCCCCAACTCATTAGAAGCAGTAGAAACTTTCCTCAGTAATCCGCTAACAGGTCCAACATCACCATCATTTCTTTCTTGTTCCTGCACTGTTTTACCCTTATAACGTATACGTCCTGATTGAGGTAAAGCAGCGCCCACAAATTCGATATCAGTAAAACGACCCCATAAAGTATAGGTACAAGAACCTGCATTCATAGGCTCATACGGAGATATTCTATAAAAACCTATATCAAGAGTGTTATTTACAGCACCAAGCGGATAACAAGACAAGGCACTCACATATGGTATATGTAAAGTAGCCTTGGTGTCACAGTTCACGTCAAGTTCAACATGTGGCAATTGTGTACGTGTAGTTAGATTAGCTTCATGCATATTTAGCCATCCTACTATACGATTTACACCTCCTTGATGGCCTGACCCGCAGGTAGGAACATAGTATAACATGTATCGTCCTTGCTGGAACCTTTGTGCATTGACTACTAGAGTTAACTCAATATTTGCCCTGAATCCGAGGAAACCTTCGACTTTATTAGAGTAAATACTCGAATTAAGTAAAGTCTGTATGATAGCATTTGGAGTAAACGTTGTAGACACGTCCGTAGATGATAACAATCCCGAATCCAAAGAAACAGGTTTTTCTAGAAAGGATCTAAGTGTTTTCTCAGTTGTCTTATCAACAGCATTGAGCAAATCCATGGACATGGGAACAGATTTAGAGATTTTACTCTCTACAACTTTAGCGTCATCGATAAAAGTAGTTGTTGACTCATTAACGATGGAGGGTTCTTTAGTCTGATCCCTCTGATCAGAATTTACAAGTTCATTTACAGCAAGTCATATTTAAAAATCAAAGTGGACTTAAACTTTGAAGTAGTACCAGCGCGGCTAGATATTGGTG